CTTCTGGGGTCAAAAAGATTGCAAGGCAAACGGAATCATACCGCTTGTCTATGCCTATGATTTCTCCCGAACACGCGCATGTTTCGGTCATTTTATCGCCTCGTCATAGGCTTTCCATGCTGCGGCTGTCGCCTCGTCATAGGCTTTCCATGCTGCGGCTCTCGCCTCTTCATAGGCTTTCCATGCTGCGGCTGTCGCCTCTTCACAGGCTTTCCATGCTGGGGCTGTCGCCGCATAATAGGCTTTCCATGCTGCGGCTCTCGCCTCGTCTGTTGTCATGGTTTCACGTCTGTAAGGGGTTTCTGTTCTTTTCCGTAGCGTTCCTGGTATAGCGCATCGATTCGGCATATCTGTTCATCGACTTTTGCCATCGTTTCGCCGTGTAGATTCAACTCCCAGCCGTATCCCCTCGCATAGCGTATCAATTTGATTTGGGCGGGTTCTGCAAGGCTCTCTATCCGGATTTCTTTGATTTCGGTCATTTTATCGCCTCGTCATAGGCTTTCTGTGCTGCGGCTGTCGCCTCTTCACAGGCTTTCCATGCTGGGGCTGTCGCCTCGTCATAGGCTTTCCATGATGAGGCTCTCGCCTCGTCATGGGCTTTCTGTGCTGCGGCTGTCGCCTCGTCATAGGCTTTCCGTGATGAGGCTGTCGCCTCTTCATAGGCTTTCCATGATGAGGCTCTCGCCTCGTCATAGGCTTTCCATGCTGCGGCTGTCGCCTCTTCACAGGCTTTCCATGCTGGGGCTGTCGCCTCGTCATAGGCTTTCCGTGCTGCGGCTGTCGCCTCTTCATAGGCTTTCCATGATGAGGCTCTCGCATCGTCATAGGCTTTCTGTGCTGCGGCTGTCGCCTCTTCATAGGCTTTCTGTGCTGCGGCTGTCGCCTCGTTGTGGGCTTTCCATGCTGGGGCTCTCGCCTCGTCATAGGCTTTCCATGCTGCGGCTGTCGCCTCTTCACAGGCTTTCCATGCTGGGGCTGTCGCCTCTTCATAGGCTTTCTGTGCTGCGGCTGTCGCCTCTTCATAGGCTTTCTGTGCTGGGGCTCTCGCCTCGTCATGGGCTTTCTGTGCTGCGGCTGTCGCCTCGTCATAGGCTTTCCATGCTGCGGCTGTCGCCTCGTCATAGGCTTTCTGTGCTGGGGCTCTCGCACCGAGAACGGGGTTCATGTTGCTCTCCATGTGCCGTGCTCTTGTGTGATTTTGCCTTCCGCTTTGAGCTTATCAACAATTTTGATGCTTCCCGACATATTGCCGACTATGGTAGTCACCGTGTCCCAGAACGCGCCGTCCTGCATACCCGCAGGTGCTTGTTTGAGGGTTTGGAGTATCTTTCCCGCCAAGTCTCCGATGGTGTTGTCTTGGGGCGGAGTTTCCAAGTCTGTTTGGTCTGAAACGAACACGTCATATAGCTCGGCGGCTGCCTTTCCTTTCTTGGTCTTTTCGGCTGTTCCAAGATATACGATTTTGACGAATTGTCCCGCTTTGACTTGAATGAGTTTGCCATTCAATACGGCATGATTTGGGGTATACATCTCGCCTTTGTCAGTCTGTATGACGTACTGGGTTGTTGCTCGTCCCTTGTACTCTCCGGGTTCACAGCGTAGCATTTTTCCCTGTCTTTCATCACCGGGTTTTTCCGGTTTCCAATAATCTTTCGCGATTCCTTCGACTGGTTTCCATTCTGTCATCTAATTCACCTTTTCTTTTTTCGTTGTTGTATTCGCTATGCGGTACTCGACTGCATCTTGCAGTGATGCTTCAATGGTTGCCTTTCCTGTTACTCGCTTAATATCATTGATTTCTTTTTCAGTTAAGCGGGTGCAACAGTTCCGGGGTCTTTCTGTTATCATGTTTCTTAATTCCTTTCCTGCATCTGTTATAGGGCTGTTTTTGCGCCCTGTGATGCAATACAACCATTATCATGATGGTATATATAGATTTCCTATAAGAGGAAAGGGAGCGCATTAATAAAAAAGTGTTGGTGTCCGATTTGGACGCGCTCTCTTAATTCGTATATATACTAACTAATATATATAGATTATCAAAGACAGGCAAAACTCTTTTTCCCTCGATAAGAAGAGTTGGGCGCTCCGCGCCCCTTCCGTCTGCATCTATTATTAGAATATGCTAATTATAATATATATCAGAAAAATACAACTTTAATAGTTCATCCCCAGCGGCAAGCCGTTCTTTTTTTCCTGTGTAAAGTTGCCAAACACAGGCAGGGATACCGTTTTCTGTTCGGATTTTTTGAGTTGCTGTAAGCTCTTACTAATAGTTTCTATATTTTTTTGATGGTCTGTTTTTAAATAGTTTTCTATCTTTTGGATTTATATCCCAGTCTTTAGAACCATTTTTTTTCATAGATACACCCGCATAATAAAATATGTTTCTTCCCATCCCGCGCTTGGTGATTTTTCGTTCTCTTCCATCAAAAACCTCATTCTTGGGGGTGATAGATGCACTTTCCCCGGCGCATCTTTCCGGGTTTCTTCTTATCGTACTTTGGATTTGACAGGTTTTACCAGCCGCCCCTTCGGGCACTGGGCTTATCGGTCTCACCAACAATACTATCCTATACTGGATAATCATATATAGTTACCCATTTTGCATCAAAAAAAGACAACCAATAACAACAGACATGATTATAAAAAACTTTCAGTGGACAAATGTACAATCAGCGCGAAAGCGCAACTATTCTTATCGAGGGAAAAAGAGTTTTGCCTGTCTTCAAGTCATGCAAAAGTAAATCGGTGTGTTTTAAACTTCTATAAACCATTATTGAGTTAATTATATATAGAATCATAAAACATGTTGGTGTATAGGCAGGTGAAATAAATGTTTTCAATTAGAGCAAAAATGTTAGGAGTAAGGGACGCGGTACATGATATTAAGGACGGTGTCCTTGGTGTGTTTAAGAATGAGGACGCCTCGTCTCCCGCAGCTCTCGTGCAGGAGGCTACAATCGTGGTTTTGCTTGTTGCCCTGGTGTTAATACCACTCGGATTACAACAGCTTGCACAGGCAAACACCACCGGGCTGAGCGCGGCAACAGTAACCGCGATTGGCGCCATCGGTGTTATCGTGGTTGCATCAATCGTAATCGCGATACTCAACTTTGCTATGAAGGGCAAGAAATGAGGAATATGAAAACATCTTTAGGGCACGATGTAAAACATGCCCTTCCGTTTTCTTTTTTTAAATTTACAAATTTAATCTTTATCGTGCTTGCGGTATTGCTTCTTTCGGGGACGGCGGGGGCTGTTTTTGAAGAAGTAGCAAGCTTAACAACAAGTGCACCATATTTTGATTTAGCTTCTGTTATTGATTCAACCAATACCTTTGCTTATTTCGGAACTGATACTTCCCCTGCAAAAGTCATTAAAGTTCAATTATCAGATTTCACGGAAGTAGCGAGTTTAACAACAAGCGGAAATAAGTTTAAATCTTCTGTTATTGATTCAACCAATACCTTTGCTTATTTCGGAACTGATACTTCCCCTGCAAAAGTCATTAAAGTTCAATTATCAGATTTCACGGAAGTAGCGAGTTTAACAACAAGCGGAAATAAGTTTAAATCTTCTGTTATTGATTCAACCAATACCTTTGCTTATTTCGGAACTGATACTTCCCCTACAAAAGTCATTAAAGTTCAATTATCAGATTTCACGGAAGTAGCGAGTTTAACAACAAGCGGAGATTGGTTTAAATCTTCTGTTATTGATTCAACCAATACCTTTGCTTATTTCGGAACTGATACTTCCCCTGCAAAAGTCATTAAAGTTCAATTATCAGATTTCACGGAAGTAGCGAGTTTAACAACAAACGCAAGTTATTTAAGGTCGTCTGCTGTTATTGATTCAACCAATACCTTTGCTTATTTCGGAACTTATATAAACTCTCCACCAAATATTATTAAAGTTCAATTATCAGATTTCACGGAAGTAGCAAGTTTAACAACAAACGCAAGTTATTTTGTGTCTGCTGTTATTGATTCAACCAATACCTTTGCTTATTTCGGAACTGATACTACTAAAATTTTTAAAGTGCAATTATCTGATTTCACGGAAGTAGCGAGCTTAACAACAAGTAGTGGTTACTTAAGGTTTGGTGTTATTGATTCAACCAATACCTTTGCTTATTTCGGCACTAATACTAATCCAGCTAAAATCATTAAAGTTCAGTTATCAGCAATTATAACCCCCTTTGACCCCTCCGGCTACGTCAAAGACACAAATGGCAATGCCCTTTTCAATGCCAAAGCAACTCTATCCAATGCGACTTTTAACGTAACTGACTACTCGGATTTGCTTGGTTACTGGAATGTTGATATTTATGAAAATGGAACTTATAATTATAACGTAAGTCTGAATGGATATGTTACATCATCCGGTTCACAAACTTTTAATATTGGTGGGACAGATTATAATTTTACTTTAACGCCCAACAAAGCCCGGCTTTATGGAAACATCTATGAATGGACTAATGAAAGTGGGAGTAAGTCTATTGTAGGGGATTTGAAGAGTATTAAACAGATATTTAAGGGTGGGAAAAATTATTTAATTTATGCAGGTTCAACTGTAACTCTCCCAGCACCGGATTTAAACACCTATGTTTTTAAACTTAATGATGTTGATGTTAGCGGAAATTCTGCCCTTATTTCTATATTTTATAAGGGTAATGCGATTTTCTCAATACAGTATGTTGAAGAAAATAAAGATTATCGTTGGTTGGTTAGCTCAACGGCTACAACTGAATTATATTTAGTTGGTAATTTTAAAAATATGAAAGGGGATGGCGAATCACATTGGATAGAAGTAAGTTTATCCTATGACGTTCGGCAAAAAAGCGTAGTCAGCGCATGGGATTTAATCACATTTTGGTATAATTATCTAAGTTCTGATATTGCTTATGCCAATTTCTTTATTGACTTAATAAACTGGATAGACTTTTTACCAGATAAACCTGAGATGAAAGTAACCTTTAACGCTTCAACCGGAAGTGATTCCGAAGCCGAAATGGTAATGGATTTTAGCTCTGATACGAGCTTAACAACTTATTCCTTAACCATACGAACTAAAAACGATGGCACACAGGGGAAAATAGGATATGGGTTTACAGATGATGATATTGAAGTTGCTCCGAATTATAAAGATGTTCTTATCCAGACAGGAAATAATGAGTATGCAACGGCTGATTATAGAAAGTTTGCAGACACGGACACTGACGGCGATAAAAAGATTAAAGTATGGCTTTATTTCTATTCGGGTTATGGCTCGAAATGGGATTTTAATTATTTCGTAACTGCTTTCTGTACTGGATGCAACTTAAAACCGCTTGCAGATGCTACAATTTACCAGTCGTTCAATAACAATACAAAGAGCAGTGCAATAGGTTTTTACAATCTCTATGTGCCTTTCGGGACTTACAACATTTCATATTCAAAAGATGGTTATGAATCAAAGAGCATTTCTTTTACTTTTGATGCTACCAACAATGTAAATAATACTAATATGGTAATAAATAAAAGTACCACAGAGGTTATAGAGCAGAAGCATTATGTTAAAGTGTTACCCGACCCTTCAAATCAAGGAACAGCTATCAGCGCTTACTATAAAACCCTAAATGCTTACTCTTATTATAAAATATCAGTATGCCCTTTTAACGATGAAGCAAACTGCTTAGATTCTTATGATAGTGATTTCGGCGTTGCACCAAATAAAGAATCTTTCGTTGCTCTAAAAACCTATCCAATCGGTACTTATTCAGTTTATCTAAGCGGTAAGGATTTATTTGATTGGTCATGGACGGTTGCAGTCGTAAACAATTTCACTATAACAAGCTCTATCCCTGTGGCAAATTGGGAATCTTCGTTATATTATCTTGGCGAAAATATGAGGGTTAATGTTTATATTCCAAGTGGGAGCGAAAATTTAACAATAACTTATCCGAACTCAACCGTTTTATATTCCGGTACATTTTCGGCAGCCACAACAGTACAAAATTATACAATAGCAACGAATAATTTATCGGTTCCAGGCAAGTACACCGCAAAAGTAACAGGAAATAATAACATAAGTGTTACGGAATTGTTACCAATTCTTGCAGCTAATTATAGCTTATCCACCCCGGCAAATATGGTTTGGGGTAAATCATTTACGGTTCAGTATCAATCCCCTAAAACCTCTGAACTCATTATTTTAAAATCAGATGGCAGTCCAGCATATCCAAGTAAAACAGTAGTGGGGAGTAAATCCGTTTCTTTTAATACGTCTTCATTGGAAAACAAAGCCGATACTCTAACAATTAAACTCATTCAGAATAATGTAGAAAAAGCAAAAATTACAATAAGCATAAACAAAGGGACGACAGGAACTGGTGCGGCTGCATCCATTGACTGGCTTGGCTCATCTTCATGGCTTGCTATCATCATTCTTGTTATGTTCGTTGGTATAGGTGCTATGTACGGCGGCGCGGCTGGAATGATTGGCGGGGCTATGATATCCATTCCCATCTTATATCTCGCCCCAGGCGATTACTCCGGGCACATGATACCTTTATGGATTGTATTCTTAGAGGCGGCGATTGTCTTTGTCATCGTTGCGGTGTTGGTTGGAACGTCTGTTACAAAACAGAGGTAACTCATGCCACAAGTCACGGACGGCATGTTTAAACTCGTTATAATAGGCGCGGTGTTCCTGGTGGTATGGGGCGCGTTTAATGCGCTGTTTATCGGGGAGCAGATAGGAAGCGACAATATATCGTATGATGATATTCTTTCCGCGGGTTGGGACATATTCACACAGCCTGAACTTATTTTTTTTAATCTCATGTTCGGTGCGGTGTTTGTTGTAGGGCTGGTTATCGTTGTTAGGGAGATGCTACCAGTATGAGCGGCGCGGTACTAATCCTTTTTATCTTGATATGGGCGGTGTTTTTCTATACATCAAGAAAGAACATGCTTTTTATAGCGTTCACGGCTACGCTTTTATATGGCTTTAATCAGCTCTCTTTAATCAACGATATAAATATTACATGGGTTTATCTGCTGTTGTTTGCGCTCATCCTTTTGGAGCTGATAATTAATAGGGAGAAGAAATGAGAGCAACATGCATTATGTTTTTGGTCTTTCTGGCTCTAACCCAATCAGCCTCGGCGTCAATAATCCAGAACAGCGCAAACAATTTCACACTTACAACTTCAAGCAATATCCAGGTAAAAACCTTTTGGGATGGTATAAACGCATATTGGTACATCATGGACCCACAGGGAACAATCTTATCTTACTGGACATTTCCAACCGTACAAAGCTGGAAAACGACAGGGGGAGGAAGTTGGCAGAATGAGAACCCGGTATCAGTATCATCTAATCTGATAGGCTCTACTTTATGGCAAAATTACACGCTGGATAGTGGTTCACGACTCTATGTTAAGTTTAATGATATGGGTTCTAAAATTAAAATGACGTGGGGAATTAACGGAAGCTACAATCGTAATTATCAGATTGATTTCAAGAGCAATGCTGTACCCTCTAACAAAGCAAATTTGATTAATCTTACTAAAATCTTTGAGTTTTCAGACCTTGTGAAATATAATTGGAATGATATTAACGGTGGATACATTGTAACCAGCAATGTTGATGCAAACAAAAACTTTAATCAGTATATCGAAGTCGGGAACGCTTATAATAATTTAAGATGGATTGACCCCACGATTGAAGGCGGGGCGATTGGATACTACAATGTGACTGCATCAGGACTGAATAACGGAAGTTGGATAAACCTTTCAGCTCCCGTAAATGCGACAAATATTACAGGAACCTTTACAAACTTCAATCCCGGGTTTTCTGAATCGTGGGCTGATAATACCACGAAATGGGATAATGATGCTGTAAACACAATAACCGACAGCGTTGTTTCAGGGTGGTTGCGTGTGATAGATGCAACAACAAGCACATATTTTAAGGAATTATCAGCAACAGGAGCGCAAAACAGGATTAAAGATAGTATATTCAATGCTTCGACTCAGATAGGAACGGGAAATTATAATATTTCATTCAATGTTCGTGTAAATAATCCTACTGCGTTAGTGGTTGGTGAAATAGGTATTGGACTTATGTACGCCAATGGAACTGTTGAAACGTGGGCGGGACTTGATGATTCAAGCTCAGGCGATACTGTAATAAAGAACGCAACTTTATTTCCAGCAACACAATTTTTAAATAGATATTCTACGGTTTCAAATCTCCAAAATGTATTTTATAATATCAATCGCACGAACGGAATAGTAACCGTTTATGCTAATGGTGTAAATATTTCTTCGGGTGTTTCAAATGGAAATATCAGATACGTTGGAGTGGTCACATCTAAATATTCAGTTACTTATTTTAATTACGCAGAAATTCAAAATCTGACTATCGGAACAGGAAAAACTCAATATACTTTCTGGATGCAAGAAAAGACAAATACAACCACACCGACTTTAAATTCCAGTAATGGTAATACTATTATTCCATTTACTAATTATGTTAATCCTGTTCAGAACTTTTCATTTTTCAACAATATTTCTTATAATGGTATGACTGTTACCCTTTCAGTGAAATATCAGGGAGATACACAGAGCCAGAACATAACGGCATCAAACGGATATTATTGGCAGAATACAACCTATCAACCTTCTGAATATGCAACCAACATTACGCTTACATATCCTCTCAATTCAGCAACCTTCACGGATTCAACATATAAAGGAACGCTAACGGCAACATCAAATATCCAGGCGAATCTAACCAGTTCGGACTACAATACTACGCATGTCTGGGGTTTATTCAGTGCCATAGCGGCAAATTATAACGCCACGCTTAATTTCAGTATCCCATACAACAATGCCCCAACAGGTAGCGTAAATAATCAGGCATTCGATTTCGGGAGTGCTATGACGGTTTCCTGTACTCCCAACGATGCTGAAAGCAACACCCTCAATATCTCCATGACCGTGAACGGCACATTAAAACAGGGTTCATCATGTTCTTTTGATTTCTCAGGGCTTGGAATCGGGAATTATTCTTCTCAGGTCAATATCACTGACCTTAACGGCACGATAGGAACGCAGCCGTACCCTTACCTGAATATGACTTTTTATGTGAATGTATCAGCAGATGTTACCGCGCCGAATGCTCCAACAATCAGCAATGGCACGGTAGGCACAACTACAATAGTTCTTAACTCTACGAACAATACTGAAATAAATGGATGGTATCTTTGGGAGATTGCAGTCAATACCACTGGAGTTTATTCTTACTTAGGAAATACTACCACAAACGCCACAACAGCCCCAGGATTGACCCCAGGACAGACTTATGACTTCAGGTTAAGAGTTAATGATACTTCAAATAATATCTCACCATATAGCAATGTCATCACTATTCAGACATTGACAAGTGACCCAACCGATGCGTTGCTTTTAGCGAATGATGTGCTCATCATCAACACCCTTGCTGATATTAAGGCGAAACAAACAGAACAGGATGGAACGATTTTATTATCTGGAACGTACGGGCTTGCTGGGGGGATACTTGGCGCGGGTGTGGTTATAGGATTTATCAGGAAGCGTAAACAATGACTAAATTACGACATATAAAGACAAAAAAAGGGTTTAAGCTGGTTGATAATCATAAATCAGGGAATATGACACAAAATACAACATTGTTTGAGATTCGAGATTTAAACGCATATCTGCGGTATCTCGAAGCGAAGGGGCTTTGGAGCGTTGAAGAATATAAAAACAGTATTAGGAGATGATTAAAACGAATTTAAAAGAACTGGCTTTTATTTGTATGCCATATATTAACTTTTTATCGTTACTGCTTGCGATATATCTGTTGTGGGGCGTAATAGATTATAGAACGGGCTGGAACGATGCGATTAACAGCAGTAAGGAAGCCGTTGAAACCTGTTTCCTATGGAGAAAGGAATAATGGCATCTGACCTGTGGTTCTATGCGTTCTTTTTCGCATGGGGTTCTCTATGTCTTGTTATCTATCATGCTTACCTGAGAAAGATTATCCTTTTTTTGAGAAATCGGAGCATGTATCTGCATTATCATTTTATCGATACTGGGGACAGTGGGGATAGAGTTTTTTGTGAAGGCACAAACATTATTTACGGTAAACCGTATATGTATGTTAAAGATTGCATCAATAACGGGACACTATTCTATAAATCGGATGAAGTAGAGCCTGTTAAAGTCGAAAGAGATTTAACACAATATAAATATTTCTGCTTCACTAAAGAATTCGATATCCAAAACAAAAGTGACGTCCTTAAAATGCTTTTGGTGTTGGCAATCGAAAATAAGCTCATTGTCTTGTTGATTATCGCTATTGCAGTTTCTATTATTGCGGCGGTTGCAAACGCATATATCAGCATCACAAGTAGCCAGGAAATATTAAAAATCATCCAGGCACTCCCCCCACCAACACTACCGCCGGGGGAATAAGATGCCATCAAAGAAAAAGAAACTGGTTAAAAAGGCAGTTCTTGGGATAGGCGCGACCAAACCACAAAATACGTTACTCGATGAACTATTACCCGAGATTAAACAAACGTCTTATCATCCACAACAGAAGAATGATGATAATAGGGTAGTCTTGCCTATCCCCGTCATGCAATCACCTCCCATATCGCATCCTGATAAGCCGCCGTTGGCTGGGGAGAAGAAAGCACCGCCAACAATCAAGGATAGAGAGATTGCGCTGAAAGAGCTTGAACTTGATTTCATGCGTACGTTTGCCGGGGACAAATACCAGAATACACACATTACGGCAGACCAGAGGCAGCTTATAGCTATTATTTATGACAATATCGTTTCTAACCCATACCCGGAATCCAAGAAACACGCAATAGAAAACGGAATACCCTGGAATGACAGCGAGTTTCATAATCAACCCGTTGCTGATTATCTGATGAGGTTCTTAGGGCTTGGGTTGCCTGTGGATAGGCAGGGGAGAGATGAAATAGTTAAGATGTATCAAGCGTATAAACAAAACGAGATGCGAGAAGAAAAGAAAGAAGATAGTCAGATGATAAAATAGGAGGCTACTAAAATGATTGTTGGTGTAGTTGGTAATCAGGGAGCAGGAAAAACCGCATTGCTGGCATGGTTAGCGGCGCATTATCACAGCCTCAGTTATAAAATCCATGCAAACTTTTTCCTATATGGCATCCCCGGGCTTAATCCCCACTTTATAACCAGCCTGAAAGATATTGACCGGATAAGGGATGGGTTCAGCCTGTTTGATGAGTTCTGGGGCTTTTGTGCTGATTCCCGGCAATCATGGAGCGAGGTAAACCAGGCGGTTACTGATATACTCTCTAACGCGCGCAAACGCGAGTACAATGTCATCTATGAAGCTAAGCGCGCGTCTTTTGTTGATGTGAGGATAAGGGAACAGACTGATTATTTTTTACACCCCTGTAAGAAATGGTGCAACCCGGAAAACGGGCAACTATGCGAGATTCAACAAAATCTATTATATCCGATTGACTTAAAGCCGTGGCTGGATGATATTTACATCTATGTTGATGTGTGCCAGGTCGAGGGTGGGTATGAGCGAGACCTGAGACAGCCTTTCTGGTTCCAGCTTAAACCCGTTACGCAAACATACAACACCAAACAGGAAATAAGGAGCATCTTAGAGGGTGGGATGGAGCTTTCAAGCGGCTTACAGAAGGGAATGACTATTGAAAACCACTTCGCTTTACGTCTAAGGGAGTGGATGCCAGACATAGTAATACTCCAGAACGGGAACAGCCGTGGGTGGGATTTATGGATTGATAATATGCCTTTGTGTTTTGATTCTGTTAGCCCTCATGAGAAATACGGCTCTTATCATTTCGATGTAAGGGGAAAAAGGATTAAGGAACTCACCACAGAAGCGGCGCAACATAATAAGAAGGGTTATTTTGTTTGGAAGCTGGACGACTATTACGCGCTTGAGATGACCCCCACACACATAGGGCGGTCATCTGTGGCATGTTCACAGGGTGTTAAGCTGAAAGACCTTATAGAGAGCGTCAGGAGCATCACAGACGAATCATGGGGAAGGTAACTGCGGGGAGCATTCACTTCGGCATGCTGGTGTTCTCATGCGTCAGGGAACGAATCCTTTCATCATGGTATGAAGAAATTTTCTTCGTTCAGCACCAGACGTTTTTATATCTTCTTGCATGTGTGCCTTAAGCTTCTGTTCATCCAATGAGAATATATGAACGACTGTCTTTTTATCAAAGCTACCGATATCGACCATGATAAGCGGCTGGCTTTGAACAATGACCTGCAACTCTTTATCGTATAATTCGAGTTCTTTTATCAAGTCTTTTAGTTTCATAATTTGTTCTCCTCCAACTTCTCCAACTTATGAAAATAACTCTTGGACATATTTTTTATCTGACCATTAATTATAATATTGAGTAACTTTGTAAGTTCCTCTATACGTCCTTCAAAACGCTTTACTATAAATTCCCTGTTTTCAGGTGGCTCTTTAATCGTTTCACGATGTTTGATTTCTCTCAAAAAATCAGCACGCAATTTCAGATACAATATTACATCTTTCTTTTCTAAAAGTTGTTCTAATAGCATTTACTATCATCTCTTTTCGGGAGTTTCTGGGGGGCTTTTTACAGAAGCCCTTAACTGTACCTACTGTGTTTTGCCCGCACCAGAACCATTTTATCCACAACTTTAAAGCATTCCTAAACAGTTTGCTGCCCATGTGGGCTTAAATGGTTACATAGTTGTGAGATAACAGAACTTCTTTTATGAGCATTCTGTTATCCATACACGTTTCCTGAACACCATACCGCTTTGTTTCTCAAAGCCATCATTTCGCTACTAATACAGTTTATCAGGTACTATGTTGCTCGATTTAAACTATTGGCGTTAAACATAATAAAGTTAACGCATCATCTTACGAATGCCCGCAGGCATGAGTTACCCGTTTCGTTTCGTGAATGCCCCGTACAAAGCCCGCAGGCGGCGTACGGGGATTGTTACCTCTTTTCTTTATGTTAATTAATGCGCCCATGCTTGCGTCATGCCTCGCTTTTCAAAGCGGAGTCGGTGACTGCGGGGAGAAACTTCAAACACTTGAAACGGAAACATGCGCATCTAATATATGTTCTTTATACAAATCCAGTGATTTCTTTGCCAAGACAATCATATTAGCATCGTTTTTGGGAAGCCATATTTGAATATCCCCTAAAACAATATGCTCAATCACAGGTTTTTTAACCTCTGTTTGTACTTGTTCTCTCTCACATATATGAGTTGCTGCATCGTCTTCATCTATTAATACTCGCTTACATCCTTCACATATCCATGCCGTAATTTGTTTTAGATTTACCATTTTATCACCTCTCTATATAATCCTCATGCGCCTATGTTTGCGTAATGCTTCGGGTTTCAACCCGGAGTCGATTACTTGCGATACTCATTCGACCTCTTTATTTTCCAATAGAACCACAGCAACCTTTTTTCCTTCGTGGTTCGATGATTAAAGAGCCAGACATAAATATCATCATCCAGGCGGATTCCGGGTTTTGACATTTTTTCCTCCCAAAAATTAAAAATCCCCTCCGCGTGAGAAACAGTCTGCCCGGCCAGTCCCGACATTTTCATCAAGGTTCAAAACAAGATATTCATTTTGTGGCTTGCCGTTGCGTTTTCGTGAGCGGTCTATCTTTTCAATAGACTCAAAAAACAAATCCCGTTCTCGCTCGGACAACCATGACAAATCTTCCCGTTTCAATACAAGATATTTACTCATATCCAATTCTTTTAAAATCATGTTCCCCATCCCGCCGTTAGTTCCTTGACCTTTTCAGCTTCGGATTTAAGGCGCGCCTCGATATTGGCATAGTGATTATATGCTATTTGTGGGCTATGCCCCTGTGAGGCGCATACCTTCAAATAGTCATATCCTGTGAACAACAGCCAGCTTTCCCATGTCTTACGGAAGGTCTTTGGAGCCGGGGCGGGTATGTCCGTTCCTGTGCCCTTCCACCATCGCCGTAAATTATGATTCATAGCAGCCCGGGATGGAAACTCTAAGGTCTTGAACTCACGGAGGTATTGAGCTAAGACCTTAGAGTACCCGGGGGTAAGATGTATTGTACGGGCTATATTTGTCTTTGTATGCTGTGCAGGAATCGATATAGCATTGTTCTTTGCATCGAACCACTTGATATTACGGGAGAGTGATAAAAGCTCTCTATATCGCATCCCTGTAAACATCATCGTTTGAATTAGTATCCGGTGCTGGCTCTTTGGGACTGCATCCACGAGCGCGATATATTCAGGGGGTGTTAGTATTCGATATGTATCCATTCATTCCCCCTTTTCTTTCGTTCGTTCTTCATCTTCTCTTTCAAGTTCGCACATATGGCAGGGGCAATCTTCTGAATGTCCTTTCATATTATTATTCCTCCTTTTCTTCCAATTCCTCACACCGCAAACATTTCTGGTTAGCATTATAGACCAGAAAACTTACAGTGCCTGAACGATGATGGATATATCGCCCATCCGCACATGTGCTTGACCCGCATATACTACATTCTATTCTGATTTTCATCATATTTTCACCTTTCCTGCCATTCTTGACATATACACACATGTTGTTATGTATACATATACCTTTCGGTTCTCTAATTATCTCTTTCTTTTTTAGCCTCAATTCTCCAAAAAGGTTTACGTTCTATCATGAAATGTAAGCTTCAAGGATATTCATAGCGGCTCCAACCCAAACGCTTCATCAAACGCTTCCATGAACGCTTTGCCTTTCTTGTGGTGCATGGGGTCTTTTTCAACGCATCCCTTATACAATACTGACCTATTCGCTCTATACCTGCGGTCTTTTGTCATTGTCCCACCCAGGGCAGCCGAAGCAATATTGGTTCATCGGACAGGGTTTTGCGCCCTGCCTTGATGATTTCTTCCGGAGCATAGTGCCAGACACGCCAGCCCTGCGACATAGCAGCGTTATTCTTATCCCGCCAGTTTCTTAGACCTACGCCTGAACTGTGCCCAGTCCGTGTACCCTGAAAGGTTCCCCCATCAATCTCTATCGCACAGAGAAGGACGGGGACGGCATAATCGAACCGCCATAGCCGTTCCCGGTTGAAGCGATACTCTTTTACCCATTTTGGGTATGGTTCTCCAAAAACCGCCGTGTACGGTTCAGATGGATATGCCGTTTCGAGTAATTTCTCAATATGCGCTTTCGCCGCATCGCTTTGTATGCTCATGGTATCGCCGCGTTCGCGTATTGATGCTCTATTTCTTCCCACCAGGTGCTATATTTGTCTTTCCATAGCGTATCGTGTAAACACATGCGGTCAAAGTTCTCATATACTTCGACCAGCGGCATCCGTTTGGGGATGGCTTCGATATACACCGCTGGATTATCAAGGGCTTCGTTTGCTCTATCTTCAAATTCTACCAGGGTACGCGTTCCTTGATGTACCGTCCAGTCTGGATGATACATGATAACATCTTTCAGGGGCTTGCATCCAAGACTAAGAAAAAGGAAAAGTTTTAAACTGTTCCGCTGCTGGATGAAATCGTTGATTATTTCCCAATTTATGCCGCCCTTGTATTCAAGGCTCATTCTATCACCTTAACCTTTGTGCCTATCTTCCATTCGAATATTTGCGCGGGGTCTATGCTATCTTCTGGGGTCAAAAAGATTGCAAGGCAAACGGAATCATACCGCTTGTCTATGCCTATGATTTCTCCCGAACACGCGCATGTTTCGGTCATTTTATCGCCTCGTCATAGGCTTTCCATGCTGCGGC